GGCTTTTTTGTACTCAGGATTGAGCGACTTGATCAAATCATTGAACTCATTCTTGACGCTAGTAACGTCTCTGCCGTAGCCAGACACCTTTTTCGTTAAGCTGTCTGTTTCAGCGTCCACCACACGGTCAAGACCGATCTTGATCTGGTGCAAGATGTCGGTAGGCACAGACTGAGCGTTGCGAATGGCGCTTAAAGGGGGCAGCTCGTTGCCGTACACACCAGCTCGTTTGACCGCTTCCTCATAGGCTTTTTGGAATACAGGGCGATCTACATACTTTCTAAATGGCGTTGCATCAACAGCCAATCGGTATGCTTCTGGATAGGCTTGGCTGGCAAGTCGTGATTGATTTGCAGTCAAAGCCTCAAGGTATTCAAAGCCATTGACGTTCTTAGCCAGGCCAGCTTTTTCAACCAAGCCCTTCACAATGTCATTGGGTTGGTCAATCATGCGGTTGACCAAGAAAGACTCTGTGCCTCCCTTGGCCTTGGATTGCACAACGTATGCGCTGTACGCCAAGTCGTTCAGACTCTTTCCCAAGTCCGCAATGACAGGATTGGGAACACCAATCTTGCGCAGCTCATCCAGTGCTTGCTGCGCCTCTGTTGGTGTGAGATTGTCCTTTTTGAGATAGCTTGCCAGCATCTTGGATGCGGCAGTTTCTTGGTCACCAATGCCAGCAGAGTTCAGCACGTTCTTGATGAGTGTCCCGGCCTTGTCAACAACAATTGGCACAGAGCCACCAAGCAAACCGCCAAAGATGCCACCAAGAGCAGCCGCAGACCCAGCGTCTTTTTCGGCAGATCCGTAGCCAGAAGCCGCACCAGTTGCAGCGCCAATGGCAGTGCCGCGGCCAGCTTGGCCCAGCAAAGTCTCGCCAATGATGGAGGATTGCGTTGCAGGGGCGAGTCGGCCAATCTGCTTGACAATACCAAGTGGAGCAATCAGACTGCCGCCGATCTCCAAACCAGTCTTGACGATGGGGCTATCTTGCCCAAATTGCTTTTGCTGCTCACGCAAAAGATTTCGTTGGCGCTCATACTCAGGCCCACTGATTGAGCCAGTGCGAACAGCCGCTTCCAGCTCATCAAGAAAGCCAAAAGTTAAGCCTTGGCCGACTGCCCTTGCGCTCTCGGCAACGCCAGAGTAAGGAACACCAGGGCCAAGGACGGAGGTGAAGGCTTGTGGTTGACCAGCCTGTGGCTGATCAGCCAGTGGAGCATCTTGATAATTTGCCATTATGGTTTCACCCTTCTTACGCCATCTGGATCAACAAAAACTGTACCACTTGGAAATTTTGGATTCTTCAAAAAGCTGTTGTATTGGGCTGGTGTAATGATTTGAACATCAAACCTTGGAACAACAATCGGTTGTGGTGGTGGTGGAAACCCCGCATTAGCTCTGCGTTTCTGCACTGCAATTTCTGCATCCTGTGCTTTTTGGATATTGAGATCAATCAATTTTTTTGTTGCAGTTGCAGCAGCTTCTTTTGACTCTGAGCTTTTCAGTGCTTTTGCCTCTCGCACAGCATCACCTTCGGTTTGCGTGCCTTTGTTCAATCGCAAACTCTCATTCACCAAGTTGGTGACAAACTTGTCGTATTCTTCACGAGCCACCACATCAGGCGCACCAGATCCAGTAATCTGACGGGCACGAATACTAGCCAAGTCTTTTAGGCCAAATTTGATTTCGCCAGTTTTGATGCGGTTTAGATATTCATTTGCATTTGTGGCAATGTTGGTCGCTGCGGTTGCAGTAGAGAAGTCGGCTTCCTCCTCTTTTGCAAGATAGCTGGGCAACGGCTTGTTCTTGCGTATTTCTTCTTTAGCGGCCTCTTGCTGGCGCTTCATGTCTTGCTGGAACTGAATGTTCTGCGCTTGCAATGCTTGATTTCCTTGCTGAATCAAAAGAGCTTGCTGAGAGTTCTCAAGACCTTGCTGACGCAGTGTCTGCATGATGGCTTGATTGTCTTTAATCTGCTGCTGATTCTGTTCAAACTGCTGAACACGCTGCGTCATTTCAGCCAACTCTTTGACTTTTAAATCAGCCTTTTCAGGGTCAAGAACTCCGCTTGCAAAACTCTTTGAGTATTGCTGTGCAAGTGTTTGAACATTTTTTGGAATGGTTGCATCAGCGGTGAAAGTAGAGAATGGATTCTCCTCACGCATTGAAGATGCACCAAGTTTTCGCAATGCTGGCAGCAAGTTGGCTTGCTCTGTGATGGCTGCTCGTCCCTCTGGAGATTGCATGAGTTGAGGCAAGACAGGATTGATGTTAAAAGACGCTGGACGACCTGGGATGGCCACTGGCTGGCCCTGCTCATCAACCTCAACAAATTGCTGTTGCTCTGGCGTAGCAGGCTGGTATGCGCCTTTCAGCAAAGATTGAGCCTGTTGCGTCCGAGCTTGGGACTCCATTGCAATTCGTCGTTTCGCTGCCGCATCTTGACGCGCAAGTTCTTGGTCTTGACGAGTCAGAGAGAGCTGCTGCGCTTTGTCTCTTTCCATTTGCAGCATCAAAGCGCCTTGACCATCGCCACCTCGTCGCAGCATCTCAATGCCGCTGTCAAAGGTGGACAAGTCGTTGGGATTCAATTGCCCAGCGATCTGCTGGCGCAGCGTAATGCGCTGCAACTCAGGGTCTTGGCCACCGAGAGCGCCGCCGATAGCGCCGCCCAGCATGTTGGCCCCACGGCCAATGGCGTAGTTCGCCCGTTGGAACGGGTCCAGCTTGGCGTATTGCAACGCCTGAGCGTCAGCCCGGTCTTGTTGGGCCTGCTGGTAAGACTCCGGCGAAACGCCGAACAAAGATTGCACAATTTCTGCCATGTCTTACTCCTTAGAACCCGAAATTCTGCGCGGCCAACATCTGCGCTTGCTGAGTCTGCGGGTTCGCAAACGCGCCAGCCAAATACTGGTCTTGCTGACCATACGCGCCTTGCGGCGTACCACCGTACGGGTTGAATTGGTTTGCCAGAGCGTTGGTTAGCTGCTTGTTCTGCGACGCGCCAACCAAAGCCGTGGCAAACGGGTTGTAGGCGTTGGCATCAAACTGGCTTCGAGCCGCGCCCATGCCGCCAGCCAAGAGCGCCTGAGCACCTGCTTGGTTGACGTTGCGCCCGCCCAAAGCCGAACCCATGTCCAGCGGCTGCTGGCCCAAAGCCTCCAGACCAGTCGCGCCTTGCAGGTACGCTTGGTACGGCCCCAGAGCCGCAGCCTGACCGCCGTAACCTTGCGTGAGCAGGTTGCCACCAGTGCCGAACAGACCAGCACCGAACGCCGTCTGCTGCTGCCCGGCTTGCATGGCCTGCGCGGCCAAACCAGCGTCTTGCTGGGCGATGGCGTTGTAGTACGCCTCCATCTCAGGGCTGGCAGCACCAAGGCCAGCCGCACCGCTTGGGCGCTCGCCTGTGGCCCCAACGGACAGACCACCACGGCCAGTTTGGAACAGTTGGTTCTGGAGCTGCGCAAACTGACGCTCACGGCTTGGGGCCAAGAGGTTCTGCTGCCCGGCCATGTACTGCTGCGCGGCCTCTTGAGGCGACTGCGCCAGGTACTGCTGGCCGAGGCCAAACAGACCCTGAGCCGCTTGGCCCAAAGGCGCGAACTGCTGCTGCGCTCCCTCGGCTTGCGACAGCCCGCCACCCGCCAAACCCAAGAAGCGGTCTTGCATGGCCGCCAGTTGGGGGTCGAGCGTGTAGCTGGCCCCAGAGACGCGGCCTTGCGGGTCGGTCTGGAACTGCGACTGGCCAAAGCGTGTCGTGATGCCGACCGGACGGAACCGCGATTCTTCAGCCGCAATCCGCGCCGCCTCAACCTGCGCTGCGGCTTGGGCTTGCGCGGCTTTCTTGGCTGAACTGCCGCCGAGCATACCGCCCAACAGAGAAGCGCCACCACCAATTAAGGCTGCTGTAATAGGCATGTCAAACTCCAATCAAAACGTCGTCCACCTTTGACGGGTCTTTCTCGTCGGTGGCGTGAATACAAAACCAAACGCAATCCGTGATCGCCTTGACGCCGTGCGTCAGACCAGCCTTGATCTCAATGCAGGCTGGCGCTTCAACAATGTCAATCTCTGTGCCGCGCAGCACCGCCACCTTGCCAGCGGCCAAGATCGACAGGTGGCTGAACTCATGCGTGTGTTTCAGAATAGCTGTGCCTGCGGAGATAACCGCTTGCTTGGCGTACAGCCCATCGCTGAAGTGGTGGGTGATCATGTCAGTAACCAAAAGCCAGCCAATAGACGCCGTCTAAACTACCCGGATTGGAGTTAGCCACAACAAAAGTTGATGTGCCTACGCTGTACACATAAGCAATCTCATTCGTGTCAGTACTCACAATGACAGTGGTCTGCACATTAAAAACAGCGTTTGGGAAAGCAATGGGGTATGTAACCGTAAGGTTTTGCCCTCCAGACAATGCCCCTGTATTTCCCCATTGCATAATCAAACCACCGGGGAGCTTTTGGTAGCCGCTAGTACCGAGGCTTTGGTTGCCGCCTGTGAAGTTTGTTGTGTAGACCCCGTTTGTCACACTTGCTGAATTTCCGGTGAATCCACTGCCGTTAAACTGCCCGACGGTGTTACCGTTGGAGAGCACATTCATAACGCCATCTGATGCCCAAGATATGCCTGTGTCGCGTGCGCCGTCTGAGTTGAACAAAATGCCACCGTCAGCCAAGTAAACGGGGTTTGAAAAAATCTTTTCTCCGCCAATTGTCTGATTGCCTGTGGTGTAAACGCCATTTGTCACGGTCCCAGCATTGCCCGTTACGTTACCCGTTACGTTGCCCGTTACGTTGCCCGTGACGTTGCCCGTGACGTTGCCCGTGACGTTGCCAACAAAAGTGCCGGTGACGTTGCCTGTAAACGTAGGCGAAGCTAAATCAGCCTTGGTCGCCACGGCCACAGCGATGTTGTTGAACTCCGTGTTGATCTCGGTGCCCTTGACGATCTTCAGCGGGTCGCCAGAAGGCAGCGCGTCTTTCGTGGCGAAGTTGGTACTTTGTGTGTAGTTACTCATGACATTTTCCCGTCTTTAGACTGAATCTCAATCCGCTGAATCGACAGCGGTGAGCCGTTGATGTTGGTTTCGTATCCGGTTTGCACGATTTTACCGCTGCCGCTTGCGCTGGTCGATAAGGTCTGCAAGGCCACACCTTCCGAATACTCGGCAATGCCATACTCCGCAACGCCGTATTCCGAGATGCCTTGCGTTGGAATCAGCACGTTGGCCGACTGGTAGTTGGCTATGAAATCAAAGCCCCACTTCATCGTCACAAACTGATTCGTGCCGCCGATCACCACCACCTTTAGCCGCTTGAGCAGCGACGTGACGTTCTGGTTGCCCAGATCGGCGTGGTTGGTGAAGTACTGCATCCGGTAGGCCGAGGTGTAATCTTGGTAGGTGCTGTACTTGCCGATGTAGCCGTTCTTGCCAATCAACACGTCACCGTTGCGCCGCGAAAGCAGCGCCGTTGGCTCAATCGAGTTCCAGTTGGTGACGCGAAACGAGCCGTCTTGCAACTGCACGCGGGTGTCAAAGCAGTACACCTCTTTGACCGATGGCAGCGTCACCAGATAGAACGCCTCTGCCTCTGAGTACACCGACTTGATGTTGGCCAGCGTCTCGCCAGCCACAATCGACATGAAGTCGCTGCGGATGTTCTTGGACAGGTCACCCAAGGGCGCTGACTTCTCAACAATCGTCCTGGCAAACGACCGGATGCCCGAGTTAGACAAGAATAAGATGTCTTTGCCAGTGCTCTGGATGGTGTCACGGGCGATGCAGCCAATGCCCCCCACTGTGTCGCTCAGGCTCATTGTGGCGGGTGTCGTGGCGTTGGCGTACACCAGAATCTGGCGCTTGCCGAAGATGATCAGAAAGCCGTTGTGGGCAGCTAGGCCAGTCACCTCGTCTGAGCCGTTGGGCCACACCCGGTCGATGTTCAGCGTGCCCGCTGTGCCCGTGCTCCAAACATGGCCGGACAGCAGGTCAGAGAAGAACACCGTCACGTTGTCGGTGGCGGTATCCGCAACCCACAAGCGGCCAAAGGCCGACAGCACGATGTTGCCCGAGGGCACAGTTCCAACGTAGCCTGACTTCTCGCTGACGCGGCGATACGTTGTGGTGCTGATGGTAGGGTCGAAGATCAGCGGGTCGTGGCCCGTCTGGAAGAAGTAGGTGATGCCGTTGAGCGAAGCCACCGACCAGTTGCTGGCGCTGATGGTGGGCGCAGTGCCCCCGCCCCCATAGGTCAACTCAGACACAGCGTTGGAGCCGTCCAGCTTGAACAGCTTGTTGTTGCCTGCGAACAGCACAGTCAGCGTGCCGTCAGCCTGCACCAGTTCATGGATGACGCCCACGTTGTTGGCCCCAAGAGCGCCGGACGAGGCGTTGACCCGTGCCCAGCCCTTGCGCGAGCCGATGCGACCGTACTGGTCAATGATGCAGTTCGTTGCCACCAAGGCAAAACCCTGCGCCAAATCCAGAGGGCTGTCCTGCGTGTTCAGGCCAAAGAAGCCTGGCGCCGAGATGCTTGCGGTCTGGAGGGCTTGGCTCATATGGCGACAAACTCTTGGTTCTCTGGATAGCGGGTGCCCTCCAGCGCAATCTGGTCAGCCAGCATCCCGCGATAGAGTTGGTACGCCTCGGACGAGTTCAAGCCGCCGTCCTCGCCGCGCTCGACCAGAGCACGGGCATAGGCGTTTTGCACCACCAGCGCGTCAGACACCATCACCAGCGTGTTGTCAGCCGACAAAGGTGCTTGAGGCACAGTCAGCGCAAATGGGAGAACGTAGACCCCATCAGGACGGGCGTACAGCACCACCTTGGTGTCGCCGTTGCCGTCCACACCGTCAAATGCGTAGTATTCGGGGATGCCGCTGATTGCAGGCACCAGGTTCTGGAAGCGGTTCATCTGCACGAAGCTGATGTTCTGCATACCGACGTTGGCGGTCGTGTTGAGCGCGTCCATCACCTGGAACTTCTGGCCGGAGCCAGTCAGCGAATAAATGTAGGTGCCCGGTGTCGTGGTGATCGTCACCGTCTGCCCCAGCACGTTCCAATTGAACGAGTCCTCGATCTGGCGCTTGGCGTCGTTGACGAACCGCCCGATCAGAGTGGAGTAGGTTGTTTCGTTGCTGGACGACACCTGCGTCTCGCGCAGCCGAACCAGCACATCGTTGATGAGTTGAAGGTAGGTCATTGGCGTGTCAATCCGATTTGTTCAAAAGTGGCGATGATCGCAAATGCACTTGCGGCCTCTGGCGTGACGCGTAACTGGTCGCCTTCTTCAAAGACAACATAGGCGTTGTCAAACTGCGTGTACGACTTGGAGGTGTACGTCACTGCCGTCAAGATGTCGATTGTGGCAGCCGCGCTGGCGTCATACCACTGCACAGTGATGTCCTTGGTGCTGCCGCCCGTGTTGTGGACGTACAGCAGATTGAACAGCGCGTAATAACCCGTCGGCACGGTGTAGACCGTGGTGGTCGTCCCAGCGGTGGGGTTGATGCCGACAGATATGGGTCTCATTTCTTGTTCCTTGCGGAGATCGCCTTGGCTTTGGACTTAGCATCCTCTTTGGACGATGCGCCCCAAGCCTTCAGAGACAAGAGTAGCCGGGTGGGCTTACCGTCTTTCATCTCAGGCCCAGGCATATTGCCCATGCGTGCTAAGAAGGAGGCCCGTCTTGGGTTGTCGCCCGACTTCACGGGGGCTTTGAGATCGCCCCCGGTTGCCGCATTATAAGACGCCCGACCCTTGGCGTTCAAGCCTCCGGTCTTGGACTGTCCTTCTTTGCGCTGCCAGGCGGGGGTTTTCATTTCTTTTTCGCCGTCTTGGCAGCAGCCTTGAAGGCGGCTGCTGTTGGAGCGCCCTTGGCGCCGGGCTTTCGCATCTTCTCGCCAGAACCCGCTTTGATGCGGTCTTTCTTGGCTGCGATGTTGGAATAGAGACCGGGCTTCATTTTTTCTTCGCCTTTCCAGCTTGCGACAGGGCGATGGCCACTGCCTGCTTCTTGGACTTAACAATCGGGCCGCCCTTGCCGGAGTTCAACTCACCCGCCTTGAACTCGCGCATGACTTTGCTGATCTTCTTTTCGGCTTTGGTTTTCATACCAACTCAGTCACAGAAAATGTAGATGCAGCAACCCCGGCGTCTTTGATGACCGCAATTTTCTGCCCAGGGCTGACCCGGATGATTTCAGAAAAGTTGTTAGGCATCATGGGCGACGTTGTAAGGCTTGCAGTTGGGTTTGTGCCAATTGCAAAATGGCAATGGCCCAACGAACAAGACACGCGAATCAGGGTGGTG